CATCTATGTAGGCACGAGCCGCGATTACGCCCGCACCGAAGAATGTCTCGGCGGCCGCTTGACCTGCGGCGATGGCCGATGCCCTGACGGTCGCCACCAATTCGTTAGCGGTCTCGATGGCTTGTCTGCCGCCTTCGAGCAATTCGGCAGCGACTCTTGCGCCAGTCTCAGCCCCGAGTTGGGCGATTTGCTGGATGACTTCGAGTGATGCGCCTGCAAGTCTAAGTTGGTCAATCTGACCTGCGAAGGCTCTTGCCTGATCGACGCCAGTGCGAAGGAATTGCAGGAATCCACGCTGGTTGCCTCTGGCTTTGGCCAGTGTGTCATTAGCAGCCTGCAAATCCTCATTTGCTTTCGCAATGGAATCCTCATCGCCTTGTTCGATGGCTTTGGTCAATGCCAGTTGAGCCGTCGTCTGACCCTCTAGAGCCGCGTTTACCGCGTTGATGGCCTCAGTCTGTTTGGCCGCTATATCTGCCAATCCAGTGCCTTGAAGGATGCCGTCGGCGATGCTGTCTCGATAGGCGTTGAATTTACTGACCGCTTCATCTAGTCGTTGGTTGGCTTCCTGAAGGGCATTGCCAACACGATCCTTTATCTCAGAAACCAAATCCTTGAATTGGTCGACAGTGGCTTTGGTGACCTTGCCAGCATTGAGAATGCGTGTTGTGAATTTTGCGATTAAATCGCCACCCAATTCTCGGGTCAATTCACTAGCACCCTGGGTGAAGGCCTGAGCCGCTTGAAGCGATGAACGGAATGCGCCAGAGAGTTTGACCACTTCCTCTTTGGTTTTCTTTGCCCCGCCGCCTGCTCCAGTAACTGTTTCATCCACAGCGCCCATGCCATCGGCCAAACCAGCGGCTTCAGATGCAAGTCCATCGACTTCGACAATCATGTTGCCGAATTCTTTTGAGGCTCGCCGTGCTACATCAATGAATGAATCAAGACTGATATTTACATTAGGCAATGACACTTTTGATAAATGAACCAAATTGTCATCAGCGGCAGCAACCTCAACACCAAAAACCTGTCGAACACCTTTTGCAACATCTATTGCCTTGTTATAAAAAGTTATTAACGGATTTATTACATTTTCAATCCCTCGTGCAAAGGCATTACCAAAAGCACTTAAACCCTTGATGATGTTATTAAAAACTACAAGTATCCGAATTCCAAAATTATCCGTTGCCTTCATGCCTTGTACGAAAGCCTTTTGTTGAATTGCTATTGCAGTTACAAGGGCTGCGATTGCTAATGGAATCAAGAAAATTCTTTTTTGTAATGCCAAAATTGCTGTTGCAAACAAGCGAATGGTTTTTATGGTCAATCCAATTGCAATAAGGGCTGGGCCGAGGGCTGCCACAAATAAGCCAATTCCGAAAATGTTTTGCTTCGTAGTCGAATCGAGATTGTTGAATCGATCGATGAAGTCATCGATTTTGGGCAGAACCGAATTGGTGATGAAGTTGGCAAATCGCTCAAGAATCGGCAGGAATATCGCCCCGAGGCGTTCCTTCACGTTATCGACCGCGACCTGCATCTTGCCAAAGCCAGTAGCCGTCGCCTCAGCCGTTCCGCCGACCTGAGATTCAACTTCAGCCAGAATCAACTTTTGGGCTTCGAGTGACTGGCCGCTTGCCACCAATGACTTGATTAAGTCCTGCTGTGATTCGGTGAAGTTGATGCCTGAACGACGAAGTGCGGTGACACCACGAATCGGGTCAGATAGTGCCTTGCCTAATTGGACGGCTGCTGAATCGGTAGAGCCGAATACGTTGCCCAAATCAAGCACAGCCTGAGAGGCACGATTGAATATGTCATTGCCTTCGCCTGCGACGTTCTGAACCTGTTTGAAAGTAAGTAGCAGATTAAGACTTGACTGAATCGCCTCATCATCGACGCCAGTCTTGAAAGCCAATGCCTCTGACAATTTGCTTACTTCACTGGCTGCGATGTTCGCTGCGCCGCCAGTGGCCTTGACAATGGCTTCTGTTTGTCTGGTTACCTTTTGTGCCTCAATGGCAGCGTCTACTGCGCCCTTTAGTGCAAAACCGACTCCAGCGACTACGCCTGTGATGACTGCGCCGGTCTTTAGCAAACTATTTTCTACTGCACGAAACCGTCCACCTAGAGTCTGAGCCTGCTTTGATACGACCTGAAACGAACGCTCCGCTGATTTGGAATCGCCAATGAGTTTGACGGTTATCTGACGTTCGTTAGCCACGCGATGCCTTCCCTAATGCGTCCTCGACTGCGTCGATGTAGCGCTTGTAGATTTTGCCACCCATTCGCTTGACCGTCGGAAAGAAAAAGTATCCTTCGCTTCCACGACCAGACCGAGGCGAGCGTTGCGGGAATTGACGGAAATTAGACGAACCGAATTCAGCACCAAAAATCAAATCACCACGAGTCACCCGGCGACGCCCCCGATTACGTAGGGTCTGCGGCCCACCGAGCCTGATGGTCGGTACGCGACCAGCGGCAGTGACTATCCCCTGAGCCGCTAACGCGGCCTGAGCACCTTGACCCGAGGCTGCCAATCTAGATTCATTGACAACTTCCTTCGCGAGTGTTCGACTGGCATTGTTGATATTTTGACGAACATCTTTTGGAAAACGACTAAAGGCTTTGGTGAGTTCGTTCACGCCTTCCACTTTGAAGCCTGTGAAACTTTTGGCCACCAGTCGTCACCTCTTTGGTTTGTTCATCTCTGTCGCTTTCCAACGCAGATAACGCAACATGGTGAAAATCATACGGTCAGATTCCTGCACCAAAAGTGATGGTGCAATGCCAGTCTCACAAGCAAGACCGGCAATTATCCAACTTGCTGAGGCGTCTCCAAAGGGAGTATCTCGTTAGTCTCGCTTCCCAATTCGACGGAATCAACGTCACCAATCCATTCATCGAATGTTTTGGTGGTTTTCTTTCGTCGATTGAGTGAATGCCACGCGAGCCAGCAGATGTCGGTGTATTTGAATTCAACCTCAAACTTTGCCACGCTGCGGCTGAATTGAGCCTCGAAGGCAACCAAATCAGCCGCAGACGCGACGACTTCCTCATTCTTGCCACTGTTGTAAGTGACGCGCAGGTTCATTTTCATACTAGGTCAGGCTCCTCGTTACCGTGCCGGTGGTCGGCCATGTCACCGAAAGCGTAGCAATGTCGCCAACGGATGACGCGAACGGCTGGTACTGGTTGACCAGACAGTTTGCGGTGTATGAGGGGTTTCCAGTGCCAACGGTGGCAGTGGTCGGAACAATCACAACGGTTGCGATTGTGTTGAACAACGGCTGAAGGGTTGCATCCACTTCACCCGCTGCGAAGTCCTGAAAGAACGTGAGCGTGACGGTGCCAGTGCGAAGCCCACCAACGCGAGTACGGAAGCCGCTACCAAATGCAGTGGTTTCCAGATCGTCGCTTTCGAGGGTCAATTCGACTGACTGCAAACGGTCAGACAGGTCAGTGCTGTTGATTGTCACCTTGTAGTCTGTTGCTGCGAATACAGCCATTTTTTCCTCCTATTGTGCAAGCACAGAGACTTCAAACTCTGCGCCCATGTAGGTTATTTCGCCTACGACGATCGATTGATAAGCGGTCATCTCTGTCACTCTTACGTCGAAAGCATTGCCACCGAGGGTCTTATTTCCCTCGATTGCAGCCTTGATGCTACTCGCGCCAGTGGCAGATGCGAAACCATCCAAAAGCGATTGTGAGATTCTTTCCGAGACTCGGCCGACTATGACCTGCACGGTGAATGTGTAAGTGTTGACACCATCGGCGAAGGCTGTGTCGTAAGAAACTCGCTGAGGAATGATTATTGCGACAGGTGGGTTTGGCTGGTCTGGCATGGTGGCCGCATTGCGTAGGCCAGAGATTGTCGCAAGTCTGGTCGCAAGTCCATTGCGGATATTGGTGATTGACATTAGCCAATGCCACGAAGTCGCCGATATGGGTCAATCATCTGAGCCACGTCAGGATCGAGAGACCTACCTACTCGAACAACACCCATGTCGCCGAAACCCAACACACCCAAAGGCGAATCGAGTCGCTTAAAGATTCTTAGAGATTGAATGACGCAGGCCTGTTCGATTGGGTCAGGAATCGATGGCCAACCCCATTGATTTGAGGTGACTCGAACCAAAGCCTCACCGCCCGAGATTGGCCATAAGTAATCGCCAATGGCACGGATTCGTGTATATGGCCAACTGGTCAAACCATCGGCTATTTGGTTGAGTGGTTCTAATTGGTAATCGGTCAAATCCCACGTCGTATTGAAACTTCCATCGGCTTCTAAATCTGTGGCAATGACTAATCCAGCCGTACCAGCCATGTCGTCAATCTGAACCACAAAGTCATCACTAGCGACGAAAAAGCGGGTCGCAGTTCCACCAGCAAAGAATGAACGACCGCAATAGCCGTCGATTAGCCGAGAGGCCGATTCGATGGCTGCATTGATTAAAGCGTCATCGACGGAATCGGTGATACGAGCAGCAGCCTTGACGGCTGACCCAGTGGTGTAGTTGGACATTTGACTCCTAGTTCGGGGTCATTCTATGTCAGATGATGACCGAATCGAGGACGTCATCGATGGCATCCTCCCATGACTGACTCCAGTCAGGCTCTTTGGTGTCATCATCCATGACGGCGACGATACCAATGTTCAGGCGCTTTTCTGTCTCGAATCCACGCCGGAAACGTGTCATCAATATCAATCTCGGTGAATCGCTCGCCAGCCAGATCGTGACCATTCGTCCAACAATGTTGAAGTGCTGCCTCGACTCCGAATCGGTTTAATTCCTGATGGGCAAATGAACGAATTTTGTTGACTAGATATTTGTAGTCACCCATGCTGGTCAGATGCCAGCCACCTTCTAGCAATGGCATTGAGCCTCGTTGCCAGCGTAGTGAATCCACATCCTTGCCTTTGAGGTTTATCCATCGTGAGGCGATGCCACAAACCTCGTCTTTATGAAACCAGTGCAGGCTCATATGTAGTTTCTTTAATTTGACCGCATAGATGAATTCGCCGACCTGTTCGATAAGACTAGGGTCGTACCACTCATCTGTATCCGATAGAAAAACAATCGCATCGTCTGAGGGATTTAGATTCGCAATGGCTTTGCCCACCTGTCGCCTTTGGTGGTAGTCATTCAGCCATGCATCACTAGAACCTTTGCCTTCAATAGGGTGATAAATCAATTTGTCCTCATACGGCTCAAAGCGGTCGTAATGCTCTAAAAATTCATAACGCTTTGGCTTGTCGGTATAGGTGCGGTTCGATTCCACTATGACCATGTAATCCACGTGCGGCAAAATCTCATTCATTCGACCTTCGAGCATGTCCACCTCACCACCGAAAGTGACACCATCGATTACCACGTGACCCACCTCTGACCCCAGTCGCCTTTGTATTTGGCCAGATACTGATTTTCAAGCAATAAATTTTCGCGGTCATGTCTCATCACGACCCCTGTTGCCATGCTGTCTTTTATGTCATCGAACATGATTGTCACCTTCCCAGCCATGTCGCAATATGTCTTGTGCCACGATATTTCGTAATCGATTGATTGACGTTTGCT